GGGATATCATTGACGTTAACGCAATAGAGGAAGAAAGCAATGAGCAATAAGCAACGATCTGGTGGCGACGCGCTGCCGAACGACTTTGCTCACGGTGGCGATAAAGCCAAAGCTCCGTCGAACCCGCAGCCGAAAGGCGTAGCCGGTGAAACAAACGGATCTAGCCGTGGTAAGCAAGGCAAGGGCTAAAGCTCTTGCACAGGGGGATTAACATAGCTGCCTATTTGCGGAGTAACGCGAGTAGGACCAACGAAAGAGTTACACACTTTGGAAACAACCTCGGGGCCAGATTAGAAACCCGCGAGCAACCCGTAGCGTGTGATTTGGCAATACAAGCGGGATTTCAGATATCACCGGCTATGGCAGACGCTATGGCTCGTGGTATCCCCATTATCATACTTGAGAACCCGGTGTGGCACTATGGAGACAAACTCGCAACTTATTCTTGGGGTTATAATGGCCTCAATGGTCTGGGCATGGCTCCTAGCTGTGCTGATAAGGAATCGCGTCCTCATCCGGCGCTCGGAACTCCGAGAGATCCTAAAGAAGGCGTTGACATCATCTTTGGCCAAGTCCCGGACGATAAAGCGCTTAGAGGGAAGGACAACGACGAATGGATCGCAGAGGAGCTCAGAAAGAGGCCCACTGCAGAAGTAAGGCCTCATCCCGTGACAATAGACCATCGCTTCGAGGAGCAAGAGCCCTTCGAGAGCGTTATGGCCCGTTGTGGGCGTGCAATTACCTACAGCTCAACGGTAGGTGCAGAAGCGCTCATACGTGGGATAGAGACGATAGCTAGACACCCCGGAAGCTGGGCATACGACGTCCAAGACCGGGAAGAATGGATAAAAGACCTCTCATGGAGGCATTGGTCCACAGACGAGGAAATAGATGTGGACTGGATACTAGGGGGTTACGAGGAAGCGTTAGAGCTGTCTCGGGCCGGATACTATGACAACATGAGTAATGGCCGTGATTAGTGATGACTACAAGAAGCAGTTGAATGAGGTCCACACGGGCCGCCGCCCAGACAAGAAGTGGGGAACCACTGGGGCGCGGAATATCGGTGATGAGGTCGTAAAGTACCTCGAACACCGCCGAGGATGGATCAAGACTGTGCTTGACTTCGGTGCTGGACAATGCTCACTTGAGAAGTACGTGAAGGACAAGGCTGTGGACGTCCGTGTTAACTGGACCAACTACGATCCGGGTATTCCCGAGCTTTCAGCCCTCCCAGAGGGTAAATTCGACCTTATTTGCTCCTCAGATGTTATGGAGCACGTAGAGCCTGAGATGGTCGATGAGACTATCCAGTGGCAGAAGGACCACGCTGAGCGCGGCCTCCTGATTATGATTGCCTGCTCAGAATGCGGGCTGAAGCTGCCTGATGGCAGAAACGCCCATTTGACGGTTCAAGAGCCGAAATGGTGGTGGGACAAGTATGAGTGTGACCAGTGGCAGATCATATTTGCCGCTGACTGTGTTCAGATGCGTAGAGGCAACCTAGCCCCGCATGCAATCATCATGCTTGAAAAGCGTGGGTCGTGAACATAGGAAAGATTGAGGATGATGGCAAGAAGGTCAGTAAGCCCCTCCCTTTCACTGTCCGCTACGCAGAGGTAGAGCTTGCGGAGATTAAGGGCCGTATTATCCGCAACCCGGCCTATAGCAACGACAAGGTGAGTATATATGGATGGTGCTGGACTCCCGAACTCTCACAGGCTAGAAAACCACAATTCAGGGCGGCTATGGCCGAATCCCTACGAAGTGAAGGTTATAGAAACCCTGTTATTCTGTTTTCCTGCTCTGAAGGTCTTTTTCTTTCCTTTGGGGGAAGTCGTGTGTCTGTTGGACTTTCAGCCGGATTGGCCAGAATACCCGCGATTATTAACGACTATAACGGGGCGTTCGGAGATGCACCAGAGGTTACAGACGATAACTGGGACTCCTTCTTCACTGACGTCCCAGAATACCACGAATTCACTGATACAGGCTTCGAGACTCACTACTCACTAGAGCGTAATCGAAGAGATCATTACGACCCTGCTGGAATGGCATGGGCAGACGGAGAGGAATTCATCAAGCATGAGTTCCCATGGATAAAGGAATGAAGCTGCGGCTGCTCCTGACTGTCCCACATTCGGGAACACGATGGACTCAGCACTCACACGAGGAGGCGGGTCATCCCATTATCTGGGATCACTTCACGGGACCGCGCAGGGACGCCATAATAGCTAAGGCTAAAGAAGCGCCCGGTGAGGTCTACGTACAACTCCGTAGCCCAATAGGCACATGGGGCACATACTGGGGCCGGAAGCTCCAGTCGATGGAGCAGCTTCAGACGTCTTACCGGCTACTGATGGATCTCGTAGCTGAGAACCCTGACTGGCATGTGGTACGAGTAGAGGACGGGTTGGAGCAGTATGGGCTCGATAAGCCTGTCGCGGACAAACACTCCTACGACTCGCCTATGAGGCACGCCATCAAGAATAGAGAGCTACACAGGATACGTAGGCGCAGCAGGAAGGACGGGATGTTCGAGTTCTTCTGTAACGAAATATGCCCCGAGATACGGGCTTTCTTTGAGGGGTACGGCTATGAGTTCTGGTGGATAGACGATGGATGTGATTCTACATGAAAAGCAGTCAATCGTTGCCCGTGATCCCACGCGCTTTAAGGTTGTTGCTGCTGGACGACGCTTCGGCAAGAGCTACCTCGCTGCTGTCACCCTTTTCGAGAAAGGTTACGAGACCGACGTTCCCGGTAAGAACATCAAGATTCGTTCTGATGGTTCTCACTGGGACCTTACTAACGAAATTGTCTATTACGTCGGCCCGACCTTTAAGCAAGCACGGGAGAACCTTTGGGAAGTCATGATGCAGATGGGCTCCGGCCTGATTGCTGGTGTCAGACAGAACGAGGGCGAGATCAAGCTCACCAATGGGCGGCTGATTCGATTCAAGGGCGCGGACGACCCAGATTCACTACGTGGTGTGGGACTCGCGTATGTGGTAATGGACGAATATGCCTTCATGAAACCGGACGTGTGGGAATATATCATATCTCCTGCTTTAGGTGCGGCAGAAGGTGGCGCTTTGTTTATCGGGACTCCAGATGGGAAGAATCATTTCTATCGGATGTGGAGTGCCGCTATGAAGGGGCTTGACCCCTCAACTGGCGACCCGTCTGACCAGTGGAAGGCTTTCCAGTTCAAGACCGTGGATAACGTCCACCTGACGAACATGGAGCTAGACGCCATGATAGCCCGCTCCTCAGCTGAGGCGCTGGCACAGGAGCTTGAGGCTTCTTTCGAGGCTACAGGCGGTAAGGTCTTCAACATGGACATGTTCCCAGTTGTGGACAAGCTGTTCGCTGGGGAGTACGTGCTGGCCTGTGACTTGGCCGGATTCTCCACCACAGGCACCAAGAAGGCCAAGGCCGTCCTAGATGACCATGCCCTAGCCCTCATCAAGGTGCACGATAAAGGATACCACGTAGAGCGCGTATTCAACGGTAAGTGGGACACGAGAGAGACTGCGCTGCGTATCGTCAAAGCCTTCAAGGACTATCGCCCCATAAAGGTTGGCATAGAGCAGGGAATGGCGAAGAATGCTGTAGCGAACTATATAGAGGACTTCCAGCACCAGTTCGGGCTGTACTTCGATATATACGACCTCAGGCATGGAAACAACAAGAAGGAGGACCGCATCAAGTGGGCTCTCCAAGGAAGGGCCGACAAGGGCAGCATTACTCTCCAATCAGACAAGGATCTGGAACTGGAAGAGAAATGGGTAGGAAAGTTCCTCAGTCAGGCCGTAGACTTCCCTAACCCACTTGCGCACGATGATCTCATCGACGCGGTGGCTTACGGGATAGATCAACTAGCAGACCGCGCAATGGGCTGGGATGTTGGTGTATTCGACGAATGGCAACCTATTGACGACTTAGCAGGATACTAATGGCTGAATTACTGACAAGTGACCAGAACATCACCGCAAAGGGCAAAACGCCTGCAACTGGTGACGTAGTTTCATACTGCGTGAACCTAGTGCGTAATGGCCGTGATTCCCGTGATGCGAAGTACAAAGACAGCTGGGATGCCTACGAGCGCACCTATAAGGGCGTGTTCTCTGGTGTGGACAAGACTCGTGATGGCGAGCGGTCCCGGCTAATAGCTCCTGCCCTGACGCAGGCTATTGACAGCATCCACTCCCAGATCACAGACGCCATCTTCTCTAGAGAGATGTGGGTCGATATAAAAGATGAGAAGGCTGACGGGGACAATAGCGACATCGCTCAGGCCCGTGCTAATCTCATGGAGGATCTGGACCAGACCAACACGCAGGACGCGATGAGCAAGATCGTGCTTAATGGCTGCCTCTATGGCACCGGCATTGGCAAGATCAACGTCATCCGTAAGCGTATCCCGAAGGTAGAGGAGCAGACGCTTGCTGGCCCGGTAACCTCGTTTGAGGACCGTGCACTGGTCAAGCTGGACCCGATCCCGCCTTGGGAGTTCGTTCTGGACACACAGACGCTCAATCATGACGATGGGCTGTTCTGTGCGCATGAGACGAACGTACCGAAGAACACCGTATGGACGAAGCAGATAAAGGGCATCTATCGCAAGAGTGCCAGTCTCGAATC